ACGAACGATACTTCGCCGAGAGTTGACTTGCGGGCCACGTAGAGCGGGCCCTTGAAGGTTTTGCCGTTGGCCGTCGTCGACACGTCTTCGCCGACGAACTCCAGCTTGTCGGGTCGGGCGCCCACGGATGCCCGCCAGGGGAATCCGGCGCCCGCGCTGGCCTCGACTTGGGCGGAAAACGGGCTGGCCCCGCTCAGCAGGCCGGAGAGCTTTAGTGACGCTTCGCCCAGATCGAGCCGATCGGCGTGCCCGACGATTTGGTCAACGGAGTGATTCAAGAGGATGGGCACCGGGGCCTTGGCCGTCATGCCGGCCAGGTCGATCACCACGGGCGCGCCGAAACCGACTTGCATGGCCCCGCCCGTGTAGGCGGTCATCGTGAATCGCTTGGGCTGGGGCGTGCCGGGATCTCCGCCGTCGCCGGCCGCCTCGCCGCCCACGATCCATTGCACGTCCGCCGCCAGCTCGATCACCTGGCCGCGGGCCGCGGCGCAGATGGCCCGCTCTTCTTTCCGGCGGCGGCGTTGGGGGCGGCTGTTCACGGGCGCAATCCAGTCATCAAAAGGTGGGGGTCAGGGAACGGCCGTTGCGATGGGCCGCGGCCCGGGCCGGGCGGCGGCGGATTTGCTCGTCTACTGGCGGCGGGTTATCGGCGCTCTGGTTGTCGGCCGACTGCTTGGACTGGTTGCGCAGATTGGCCTCCAGCAAAATCTGCCGCATCTCCGCGACGCCCACGCCGTAATCCTTGGCCAAGACAATTAGTTCGTCCTCAAAATCGGCGCCGTCCTCGGCATACACGCGGCTCAGCGACGTGGCCCCAGTTCCCAGGTTGTTGCGCCGGGCGACGCTCGTCTTCTGCTGGTCGATCTGCGGCTGCGCCGGCCAGTCCCACGAATGGGTCGGCACCGCGGCGCCGTCCGCCGACCAGCCGTAAGCGGCCGCCGCCTCGGCGAACCACGCGGCAAACAGCGGGTCGATCACCAACGACTCGCAGTCGTCGCGCTCGATATCGACCGCCACAAAATATGTGGTGTGATCCAAACGTCCTCCGCTGAACGAGTAGTCGCTGCTGTCGCAGGCGGCGATGTTGTAGGGCATCGACAGCGGGCGGGCCTGTTCGCAGATCTGCGCCCGGTTGTAGCTCTCGTAAGTCGTTGTGGGCTGCTCCGCCCGCATGGGCGCCAGCTTCGCGCCGGCCGGCGTTGCCACGAACATCCGCTTCTCGATTGGCATGGCCGAGAAGGGGCGGGCCGCGTCGGGTCCGTCCTCGCCGGCGGGCATTTCCAGGACCGCGGAAAAGTCGGCCGCCGTTTCGGCCGCGGCCAGCACGGCCTCGCGATAGCGGCGGCTGGTGGCGCCTAAGTTCAGGCTGGGCGTGGTGTCGGGCACGCCGCGGTGTTGATCGGCGCGGTCCGCGCCGAACCAGTGCAGCACGAAACGGGCCGGCCATACGTCGTATTCCTGCTGGGCAAAGCCGCTCCAGGCCGCGCCCGGGTGCCGGCGCAAAACGTCGTAGGCCAGCAGGTTCCCGTACTGGTCGAAACGCACGCCATCGACATACCCGTCTTCTGCGCCCGATCCAACCGGCGCCGTAACGCGGTCGGTCTCGATGGGCCGCAAGTCGAGCTGCACCCGGTCGCCGAGAAGCGGATTGTTGAACAGCAGCGCCACGCCCTCGCCGTCGCCCGTCTTCGCCTTGCACAACGTGCGGAGCTTGCGCGAGAACTTCACCGCCTGGCACCACCGCTTCCAGGCCGCTTCGACCATCGCGTTGAAACCCGGACTGGCCGTCTCCACGCGTACCTTCGGGCCGCGGCCGATCACGTAATTGGCCTGGGTGTCGACGATGCCGTCGGCGTAACCGTTGTTGGACCGCTCGTAGCGGGACCGATTGCGGAGCTTTTTGCGGACCGCCAGGCTGTTGGCCGCGTCGGCGTCGAGGGCGTCGGCGCGGGCCCACAGGACGCGGGTCTCGTTGAGGTCGTCGGCCGCGTCAAAACGGGCGCGGATCGCCCGGCCGTCGCCGTTTTGCGCGCAGACTTCCCGCGGCGCGCGGGCCCGCGGAGAAAACCGCCGCAGCAATCGGGAAAGAAGGCTCATCCGGTAGCGCCTGGCTCGAACTGGCGGAACGTAACGCCGAGGTGGTTGCGGGCACGCGCCGTCTTGCCGCTCAGATATTTGTCCGCCTCGATCAGGTCGGGGATCGGCTGGCCCTGCACTTGCGTGCCGTCGAACGCCACAGCGCGGGGATTCTGCGCGGCGGATTCGATGGCGTCTTGGATGGTGGGATCCGGCATACTGACAGTCTGCCGGGCAGGGCGGCCCGATTGCCAGGTGAAAAATGAGGCCAGCAGGGCGTCCGCGCGCGGAAAAATTACACCGGTGTAATTTGTCCCCTCAATTGGGCCGCTCGATCGTGGTCACGCGCCGGCCGCAATAGCGGCACTGGCGGCGGCGCATGATGCACTCGTCGACCTGCGGGCGCGTATAGACCACGCGCAGGTCCCGGCAACCGCACAACGGGCACTCGATGCCCCGGTCGGCGCCGTCGATATTGGCCGCGGCCAGCTCGGCGAAACTGGGGCGCGGGGATTTCGTTTCGGGTTCGTCGGCGGGCGGGCTCATTGTTTTCAACCTCGCGCAAGATCGGACAGCGATTGCCGGCCCACCGAACGGCGGACCTCTTCCCATTCCGGCAGCCGTGCGCCCAGATAACACGCGGCCGCGGCCGTGCCCACCGCACAGTCGAATAGGTGATTGTCCCGCCCGGGGATCAGCCGCCAGTCCTCGACAATGCCCCACGGGCCGGAACCCTCGATCGGTATTTCGGCCGAAATATGCCCGGCGATCGTGCGGTGGGCCTCGGGCCGATCGCCGAACAGCGTCAAGGCGCCCGGGTCGCCCACGGGCGTCAACAGGCGGTCGCGCAAAAAGCTCTTCCAGTAGTTCACGTCGATCAGGAGCGTGAGGAGCTGCGTGGCCGGGGCCTTCACCCGCCGCCAGTGCCGGCCCATTTTGACGCCCGGCTCGGGCTTGTACTGCGAGAACGGTTTTCTGGTCGGGCCGATGCCCTGGCCGCGGCTGGGCAGGACCTGCGGCCCGTGGCCGACCTGGCGAATGGCCTTGCCCACCACGTCGGGAAAGTAACCCGTATCCACCAGACAAAGTTGGATATTGAGAAGCGTGCCGTCGTCGCGGGGCAACTCGCGACTCAGCAGCGCGGTGAGCAGCTCGACCAGCCCGGCGTACACCGCGCCGCCTTTGCCTTGGCTGGGGTATTGCTGAGAGAGCGGCCGGCCGTGCGCCGGCCACACGCCGTAGTCAACCACGTAGCCGGCGAAGGCGGGTTCCCATACAGATATTAACCAGTACAAAACCTCGTCGTGCACGTCGACCATGGCCGTCAGGTGTTCGACTTTTTGCGGCACGGTGCCCCGCTGTCGATGATTTACCCGTTCGATCACGCCTTCAACAGTCAAACGGCCGCGGCCCTGGTCGGCCTCCTCCGGCTCGTTCTGGTACTCGGCGGAGAAGGCCGTCTTCCCCCGGTCAAACAACAGATTCATGCAGTGCTGCAAGGCGGATAACTCGCCCTCGACGAACCGCTCGGGCCAGGCCACGGCCGCGCCCGCGTCCATCGCCTCGCGGTTCTCTCCATAAAAATCCGTGCCCGCCGACCCGTCGCCGCCCGACTCGAACGACTCGGCCCGGACCTCGCGGTAGCGGTGCCACAGGTCCATGCTGGCGGGCATCGCGTACAGGGCCTTTGTCCGCTCGCCCTGCCACTGCGGATTCTGCTTGCGGTCGAGCATCCGGTCGGCCAGGTCCCCTTTGCGGATCACCGTGCACGGCATGATGGCCGCGGTGGCGCGGCCGTCGTCCGCCAGCCCCAGCACCGCGCCCTTGAGCAGGGTTTCCCGCTCGTCGCACTGCGCCGGGTTTTTGGCCGACTTGTCGGTCTGCGGGTCGTCGATCACCAGCAGCGACGGGCGGACCATCGTGCCATCGGGCCGCGTGTAGTTCATGCCGCGGATCGCCGAGCCGATACCGGCCACCTTCAGCCGCGCCGCGCAGGACGGCGCCCCGGCGATCGCCGGCAGCACCAGGTCGCTGCGTGAGAAGATCAAGTCGAGCCGTTCCCCGTGGTAGATCAGCCGCCGCTGGGCGATGCCGCCCAACTGGGCGACGGGAAAACAGACCTCGGGGAAGTCGGCCGCCAGCTCGGGCGTGCCCAGCAGGTGCGTCTTGATGGCATCGAGGGCCGCCTTGCCGGCCCGCGATTCGGCGGCGATGTAACCCACGAACCGATGATGCCCAAACAGCATCGCCCACAGGATCGTCGCGTAGGTCAGGGCCGTCTTGCCGCTGCCCCGCGGCATGGCGATG